TAACAGCGGGGCAGAATGTTCTAGCCAACACGCACGCCGCCGCGCGTACATACACTTTACCTGCTTCTCCAAGTGTGGGGGATCAAGTAAAAATTATTGACTTAGGAAATGCAGCGACTAATAATATTACAATAGCAAGAAATTCGGAAAAGATTCAAGGATCTGCTGCCGATATGACGATTTCTACTGACAGTGCAGCGATTGCATTGGTATACAGTACAACTGATTACGGGTGGAGGCTGAAATATAATGACTAATGAGTAACTTACAGGATTTTACAAATAGAAGCGAAGTAGGGGCGATCAAGCCTTGGGGCAAAGCAACAGCTCCTGTTGGCTATCTATTGTGTGATGGTACCGCTATTTCACGAACCACTTACGCTGATCTCTTTGCTATAATTTCTACAACTTACGGCACAGGAAACGGATCAACGACTTTTAATGTTCCCGATCTTCAGGGCAAGACTCCTCAAGGTTACGATGGAAATACCTATAACTTAGCAGGTACAGGTGGAGCCAATACTGTGACGGTGTCCGTGACGAACAATCAAGCTGCAACTAATACCAATAACCAAGGGGTTAGTGTAACTGGAAGTATTGCCAATACATCTATAACAGAAGCACAAATGGCCAGTCATAAACATCCCATTATATATTGGACTGGAGGAGGTCCTGGTGGCCCTTATGAGTGTTCTGGCACTTCAAATTGGTCAGCACCCACAGGATCATATCAGACAGTAACCGACTCGCCTTTTCAGAATGTTGGATCGGGAACAGGACATACGCATACCCATACTTTAGCTGGTACATTAACAGGAACAGTAACTACAGCTATCACAGGAACGGTCGCAGCCACAGGCACTAATACTTTTTCACCTTATGTAGTGGTAAATTATATTATAAAACATTAGGAGAACAAATTGGCCACCCAAATCATGATTTTTCCAGAGCAGAGTATTTTGGTGAATGACAAGTATCATATTAAATGGAAAGACAGAGGAAATAAAATGCCTGCCCTTCTTAATAATTATCATGCTATTGTTTATAATGATTTGCCAGGTCCAAATGAAATTCAAACAAGAGATCCTGTCACACTTGACATGGCTGGAAATTTTCCTTTGAATTCTCCAAGCGATGCGGTGGGAGATACTACGGTTCAAGGTTTATTGGACTGGGGAACACTAAGAGAGCAAGAAATAGATATTGCTATGCTGCACGAGTCAGAAGCACAAAGAGAAGCAGAGGTTGCGCACCAAGAGGCTGGCAATCCTGAGAATACGTTTGTATGGGAAAAAACTTGGATCGACTATGATCCTAATTATAGTTAATTTTTTTTCTTTCTTATAGCAGCCCAATCATCTTTTAAAGAAGCCCAATATTGAATACTGAATCGTTGTTCAGCAAAACTGACATCTTTCTCTGCAATTAAGGGAGTTACCGCATGAGGAACATAAGAGGGGAAAACACTAAAAAAATTATTACAATTCTTTACTTCTATTAGTTTTTCATCGCGAAAGAGCATATTTCCTCCTTTTAACTTGGAGGGTTTTTGTAAAATAAGATTAAATGTAAAAAGACTCCCAACAGAATCGGCGTGCCAATTATAATAGCCATCTTTATTATAAGTAACTACATGAATGTTCCAAATTAAATCTCTTTTTATTAAATGAAAAATAGATAAAGGAGTAGGCGCAATTAAATGACCTAGGCCTTGGTTAAAAAACCATTTCGCTAATCCAAGAATGGCAGGCATTTTTACTTTATCCAGATTCTCATGCGCTACCCAAAAATCTAAACCTCCGCATGACGAACCTAAAATATTCTCGTCTGTGTGGCCTTCTTCCTTCGTATACCAACGAGAAGTGTTGAATAATCCTCTGTTGTTGAGTAAATCCATGTATAGTAAATCTATGAAATGATGAGGTAGAAAATCTTCGCATACAATAATATTAGGGGACAAAAATTTATATTTCATTATTTAAGATTCTCCGTAAAAATATTAGATTGGAAATAGTCCGGTCTGCCAATTTCACCTTTAAACATTATATTAAATGATATACTTATCCTATCGTGTTCTGTTTTATTTATAGGAACATAATGCATTAACCATGAAGGAAATATAATCATCCTATTGGTAATGGAAGGATAAGACCAGGTAGTTGAATTATCTTTTGTCCAAGTTTTTGCGTGGGGTTGAAGGACTCCTGATTGTGGTTTAGGGTCAATAAAGTAAATACCTGCTGTGTTTTTTGCTTGAACATAATAAACACCACTTAAAAAATTATTAGAATGCTTATGTGGACTATGAAACTCTCCTGATTTTAATATATTAGACCACATACCACTAATATAAAAATCATCATATTCATAAAGCAATTCATCCAGATATGTTTTAGAATATTCTAAAACTTTAAGAGTTAATGCTTTATATTTTGGATGGTTGTGTAATTTAGGATCATGGCTACTTTGCCAATTTTCCTTTTTACCAATTTCTTTTGAAGAGTTAATAATATGTTTTTTCATATTATTAATATCTTCTGATTCTAATAAATCATCAATGCAACATAAAGTAGTAGAAAATATTTTATCTATTATAAGTTTCATTATCTAAAACTTTTTTTGTGCCAAAACATGGTTTTATAACGATTCGTAAATTTACTCCTAAGTAAGTTTAATGTTTCAGCATGTTTTTTTTCAAACATAAAGCCTGACCACATTTTCCACGATTCACGCTTAAAAGGAATAACTTGCACCATCGGATCTCCTTTTTTAATCAAAAATTGTTTATCTCGTTTTTTAAGAATAAAAGGAAAATTAATTACATTTATATAGGTGTCTGTATCTACGATTCCGTCTATAAGGAGAAAACGATTTTCTCCATGTCTATTCAGAGGCTGTGTAAATAAACAGCTATAACCAGGAGGAGTTCTTACAAGCCATTTATTCATGAATTTACCTGCATTTTCCCCTGTTGTGCTATGCCATTCTTTAGGCAATTGAGATTTACTATGAAAGCCAAAGTCATGTTGTTCTGCATTAGCAGGAGTAACAGAAAAATCAGTTTCTACAGGATCTATTAGATAATCTTGATCGAATGGTATTATATAGCCCGCTGTCAATGAATCCAAAAAAGGCATACAAGTTTTGATAGTAGGTTGCGCTAAATTGTTTTTAGAATAACGCTCCAATTTTTTATATTCTTCAGGTATAAATTGATTTGCGGGTTTTGGGTGAGGCCATATCTTGTTCATAGCTTCATCAGTCGCTATAAAGGTAATTTTTTTACTGAACATATTTTCTTTATTTATTTTTTTCTGCTTTGATTGGGGTCTGGAGAATCTGAAGGTGGTTCTAATAGAAAATTAAAAGACATGGAACGTCTTATATCGTTCTTGCCCTTTGTTTTAAAGGGCATTACACAATGTTGGTGCTCAGCTTGGAATATATAAAAATCTCCAACTTTAGGCTCTAGATAACAAACTCCTTTTCTTGGAATATCCAGAAAACCTAAGGTACCATCTTTAAATTTATGAGGAGAATTGACATCATTAATAAATTTAGGAATTTTGAGAAATAAAACTACAGAATATCCCATATTATTCTGATGACTATGAGGAGGGTTGTATTCTCCTGCCACCATGTCATTTATCCATGTTGCGGTAATATTGGCATGATAAGGAAGGTCCTCCAACTGTCCATATTTTATGGAACTTTTAACATAATCATTAATACAATCTACTATATGAGACATTATTTTAGTTTTCTCTAAGATGGGCACAATACTTAATTCAGACTCAAGACGTCCTGCTAGTTTGTGAGCATAACTCTCTAAATGTTTTTTGGCTTTTTCATAGGCCCTATTAAGATCTTTGATAGCATAGGCCGGTATTTTATATTTATTGACTACGTGTCCAAAGAGTATAGTTTTTTTAAAAAGTCTCATGTTAAAAATCTTCCCCAAAATTAAACGACATTGTAATTCTTTCTTTATCCGATAAATTCGGCGTCACGGAATGCATTAAATGCCCATTAAAAACAATGACTGTTCCTTCAATTGCATTCACTTTTAATTCATCTTTATTTTGATCAAGATCACTTTTCATTATATTAGCATGGGGATTGTAAACCAAAAAATCACAGCTATTAGGAGGTATTTTAACAAAATAGATAGAAGAAAATCCGTGTGGGTGTGAATGAGGTTGTGCATAGTTATTTTTTTTATATAAATTTATCCACGCATCATCGGTATGTATAAAACTTTTTACTTTATATTTTTCTTCTTCTATAATTTTAGGTAAAAACTGAGTGATTATCACATTAGAGATGGCATTAACAATTGGATATTCAAGGTGAGAATGCCATGATGTTCTCAACGCTCTAACATGACATTGTTGAGTTGGAGATGTACTGTGATGGTGAAGCTCTTTATTTTTTTCTACCAACATGATTTGTTCGACAAGTTTTTTATACTCCTTGTGATTAGGAAGTTGAAACGACCATAGTTTTTCTGCAAATAGAATTTGTCTTGTAATTTCTATGTTTTTATTCATTTTTAATTAAATTTTTGATTTCTACCATCATCAACACCGGTAGGTATGAAAGGATTAGTAACATTGCCAATTTCTTCTTTTAAATCTTTATAAAGTCCATTTTTATTTACATAATGTAAAAAAGCTTGATGATGCCAACTAGGTTTAGGTTGGGTAAAAACTGGTCTCCAATGGTTTACTTTAGATCCTTTATAAATTACACCATCTCCTGTATTAATAATAATAGGAGTATCTTCTATACATAAAGGCCATTTATAATTTTTATCTACATAAGAAAAATTTAACGCAAGAGACACACTTATTTCACAAGGTGGTCTATCTTTATGTTTTTCTAATGTTGCACCTGCTATATAAATTCGGTTATAACAAAAAATAGGTTTTAAGGATAATCCCGTTTCTTCTTCTATGCGTGGTTTAAGAAAATGTATTAAATGTTGGTATATAATACTATCTTTAGAATGCGCTGCATAACATTGAGGTACTTGAGGATCTCCTTTAAATGCTTTAGTTTTCTCATCCTGCGGCATGGACACGGCACCAACACGGGACACGACAGGTTCCGCGTTTTGAAGGGAAAAAGATGTTAAATAATTAACTAAATCTTTATCTATTAAATTTTTAACATATATATATCGTTCTTTCATTTATTCTGCCCCTTTCATACCATATTTTCTTTGTCAAGAAAACTATTACCATAATCTTAAATTATCATCTTGATTTAAATCAATGATGTGTTTAAATTGGTTCTCACCCAAAAATTATAAATCAGGAGAAAAAAATGGAAAATAAAGATATATTGAAGGCTATAGC